TTAGTGATGAGTCACTCCATGCAGAACGTTCCATAGTGCCGTAGTACCAAATCTTTTCTAGGTGGTTATAGACAATATAGGCATCGTTTACATTACTGTTAGCGGTAGGGTAGAACCACCAGATTTCATTCCAGCCCTCATTAGTACCAGTAACAATCTGGTCTGCTTGTGCGTAGTTTAAGTTTTGGAATACATGATTTCTAAGGGTGCATGGCAAAGTTTCTACCCGACCAGAATAAGCATAGAACTTATCATGACCAAACCAGTAAGCGGTGTTATTAACTACGGCTACAGAGCGAGAGCTAAGGATGGAGATGTTGTCTGACAGTTCTTGTAAACCAAACACATCTGTTGTGCCTAGATACTGTAAGGAATTTAATGTTCCATCAGTAAATACTAAAATCTCTTGGCGAGTTGCTATAGCGCAAACAATCTCAGAACCCCTAGAAACACGGATAAACCCAGCAGAATTAGTGACTAATGGAGTCCAGACGTTAGCCTGACCTTGAGTAGCCCAGCGAATAAGCAAGGGGTCAAAAGTACCACCACCATAAGGCGTAGCACCAAAACACAGAAGGTGTTTGTCATTTTGGGATAGATATATCTGTTTTGCTTCTAGTGGAACATCTGCTGGCGCAACACCATCTATAGTAGTAGTAGATAAAAGGGTGGCTCTAGCTTGAACCCCATCAGTGTTTTTCCAATAATAAATAGCACCATTACGGACATTCATTACAAGGTCATTATCAAAGTTATTGAAGAACCAATCTCTTTGTATTAACACAACAGGCGTTACTGCACCAGAACCCCAAGTGCCACGACCCCAAACACCAGCACCCCAACCATACCCATAGGTGTCAATGTCATTACCTACGTCAATATCGTAATAAGCTGTAACGGTAGCACCGCCTTTTAAAGTATCAGATGCGGTTGCGTTTACCCCTACGTTTATGGTGTATGTCTTAGCGGTAGTGTCTACAGTTAAGATTGCATAACCAAACTCAGCATTTAAAACATTAGCTGTAATGTTGCCGCCAAGCGTTGTAGCTCCACCATAGGTTACATAGTTTCCTACTTCTGGGTTATAGGTGGTATCAGTTGAATAAGATATGCTAAGTACAGCAGAGCCTGTAGTAGCTGTAAACGGACCAGCAGCAGCTCCTAAGGTAGTAGAAGTGTGTTGTAGTGGAGTAATGTCGTAGAACTCTTCACCAGCCTCAATATATACCTTTTTACTGGTACCCATTGCTAGGTAGTTATCGCCATCCGTGGTAATCCAGTTAAACATCTGACGGCAAATACCAATCAGCGTAACTGTGCCATAGCGTAGCCACCCACCAATTTTCTGTGGATATCCAGAACGGAAACGGATTTTGTCGCACTGATGCCAACCACCTTCGTTGGTATAGTTTGTTTGATCTCTGTTAACGCCTGGTTTAAATTGTAGCTTTTGTAATGGCATTCGGGTTTACCCTAATATGGATAGAGTTTTGGCAATTTTGGCTTTACGGTCTTCTAGACCAATTAAACCGCCATTGATACGTTTAGTCATTGTCTCAATATCTGACGCATCTGCCAAGTCGTTTAAACCTCTTTTCCGCCAAAACCAGCCAGCAGACAAAGCCGCATACTTAGGCTCAATCAGAAGAGTAGGATTTCCAACAAGATCAATACCAAGAGCAGTTCCGCAATTCGCATAGTTTTCCTTGCCAGTTAACTGTATAAGTCCTCTGCCTAAAAACTTAGAAGCCTCTTCTTCACTAGTGTTACCTAGTCTGCCGTTATAAACCTTACCTGCTATTTTAGCTGGATTACGGGCATATTGGTCTGCCAGCTCTTTGGTAGGAAAGCGGCTGGGCCAAGTCTTCATCAGACCTTCAGCACTGTAATTCAAGTTTTCCTGCAAGGTCTTAAAATTACCAGACTCATGGGCACATTGCCCAATGAAACAAGCCTGACGAACAGGCGTAGAAATATCGTACTTAGCAAAAGTTTCTTCTAAAGGGGCAAGCCATTTGTGGTCTATGCCTAGTTTGTCTAGCTGGTCATACGTCATTTTTTTAGGTTAGCCATGATGCGTGTACCAAATAAGAAACCAAAGGCTATGTTGGCGGCTTCTATGCCAATTCTTTGAATTTCAGGGGTTACTGATAAAAACAATGTACCAATACCCATTGCAATCACAAATAATGCCCCCAAATAACGACTAGAGGCTCTCAGATCAATGACCCATTGGCTAGGTGTACCGTAGGGGTTATCTAGCGCAGCAATGGCTTGTAGCTTGTTTATTTCGTTGTTGTCCATCTTGATCTGCTCATCTACAGAAATCGGCTTTACACCGCCTGTAAACATCCCAATCAGGGACTTAATCCCGTCTATGCCTACGGGAACTAGCGCACCAATGATTGTTTCTAAAATCATTACATTACCCCGCCACCAGCGGCAGGAACAGATGTCGCATGGATAGAAATATGTTGTTTCAGGTTTAAAGGGGCGTTACAGTCTGAGCAGACATCGGCTTGCAATTCGGCTTTATCTAAGTCGTAACCACAAGCCGAACACACCACTTCTATTTCGTGGTGCGGCTCAATTAGTCCACCTTCTAGCGTTCTAGCTTCTACGGTAACTTTCATACCATTTCAACTTCTACCCAAGATAAAGTAGCTTCGTCCCAAGAGTAGCGTTTGTCATCTGTAGGCATAGCTACTGGGGCTTCCCATAGGTAAGTAGTTGTGTTCATTGTCCAGCTTGGAAATGGTTGCGGTGCAGCAAAACCTGTGCCGTCAAAAGTGTAACCGATACCAGCATAGTTCTTATGCAACGGCTCACGACCACTAGGCTGTCCGTCTTGACCGTAGTGGATACCGCCACGGGTGTTATACGATGTCTGTACAAAATTAGCTGGGTCGCCCAATGCGCCAGTGGCAATAAAGTCTTCCTCTGCGACTACTACTTGGACTACAACACCGTTTTCAATTTTAGCAAAATGGCTCATTAGATTGATACTCCTAGGTTAATTGCTTTAAGTTGTTCTACTGTTGTTACTGCGGAAATAGATGCTTCTGTTGAATTTGCCCATGCAACGACTGCCGCACGATAAGTGGCTACATCAGCAGGAATATCAACGCTACGCTCTGCCTTACGGATTACGTACCAATCAGTATTTGCAAGAGTCATGTTTGTGTTGTGCTTGACTTTGGCAATCCACTGTGACTTTAAACCTTTAGTAATTAAACGCTTAGCACTATCTACCATAGCTGGTTTACCATCAACTTCACCCAAAACTTTCACATACATTGGGTTGCCGTCCTCATCGAACTCTTCACGGTCTTCCAGTTCTTTTGGTGTACCAGTAAATGAGCCGTCTGAATTTTGTGTTACCCAGTAGTATTGGTCGTCTGGGCGTATTTCATCTTGTCTAATAAACATATTAGTTCCTATCGTGCGTTAGCGTATTTAAAGGGATTCTCAGCCCAGCAAGCGTAAATATATGTACCGCCTGTATTGTTTATTTCTTGCAAACCCGAACCAAATCTAATTTTAAAACCATTTGAAAGAAAATCAAATGACCCTAGTGTTGTTTCAGCAGATGACGAGTTTGGAAATAATCTTGCACCCATTTCATTAAAAGTATTTCTAGCGCTATCATAAATAATCCAGCCAAATCCAGCACTTGAACTTTTAATCATTACAAATTTAGGTCTAAATCCTGTGTAAATGAATGGTCCATCAGCCGAGCCGTTGCCTGTGTACGAGCCAAATGCAGAGTAGCCAGCGATTGGCGCCCAGCAGTAGGCTACATAAGTACCACCACTTGCATTAACGTCAGTATAAGTTCCAAGACTAATTACGGAACTTGAAGGAAGTGTACTATTCCAAACAGTTGAACCTGAACTTGAAGAGACCGCATTGGTTAGGTTTAAATAAATATATTGAATAGAACTAAAATTGGTATGCCAAACAGTCCAAGATGAAGGTGCTAAATCCCTACGCTTAACAATTACCATCTGTGGAGCAACCCCAAGAACGGAAAGTCCATGACCTACAGTTCCATTACTGCCTGTACCTGTATAAGTAACAACGCTAAACCCACTTGTTTGGTTTGCGGATACTGAAGAAGTGATTGTTCCATCTGTGTTGCTTACGGCTGTGCCACCTGCTTTCCAGTTCCAAGCTACATAAGTTGCAGCCGAATCATTTAGCCTTTGAGCGTTGTCATTACTAAAAGTAAACCCATTAGAATTAAATGATGTAAAAGATGCTATTGTACTTTCTGTGTCAGTAGTGTTGGAAAGCAAATCTTTTGTTATACCCCTTACTGAATCAACTAGATTGTTGTTAAATGCATTACTTCTGCATTTAATCCAAACTAAGTCAGGTTGAAAAGACTGCCCAGCTACTCCATTAGCAACCGTCAAAGCCGCCCCCGTACCCGTATAGGTAGTAGCATTAAAAAACAAATTGCCAGCAGGTATTGTAGGTGTAGGCATAGTCTTATATGTTAAAAGTGTTAAGGGCTACGAAGCCAGATGGGACTGTATATTTAAATGGTTGCTGTCCGAAGTTGGCAGATGCTTGAGCGCCAGAGTAGGCATTTGTAGCAAACACATAACCACCAACGGGGACCGATGCGGTTGCACATTGTCCAGTTCCTGCAGCAGGATTTCCTGAGTTTTGAAAAACACCGTTTACTGCAAACCAAACTTTGCCAGCTTTATACGCAACGCTTAATGTTGCGCCCACTGTTAGTGCAGTAAGGCTTCCAAGCACAAGGACATTATCTCTATAAACTTGACCGTCTCTACGGTATCCAACACCTTTGTATACATACATATTTGTTTGGATTGACTCGTTTGTAGTTACATCTGCTACTCCAATAATAGGACCAGCTACACCGTCTGTACTTGCCACTAAAAACTCAGCGTAGTAGCCATCGGTTTCGTTCATTACCATCGAGCCAAATGACGGAAATGCGCCACTGCTTGATGAGATATAAAGATTACCGTCTGTTAATGTAACCGCTGAATCTTTTTTTACTGCGTTCATTACACAATAGTTTGCAGCCGTTGCGCTAGTCAGCGTTGGGACATCGGTCATGATGTCGTAAGTAGAACCAGCAGTTAGGCTGATGTTGTTTGTTGTCCAGTTGTTACCCTGTGGAGAATAGTCAGCAGCAATGCCTGAGCCTAATGTTCCGCTTGTAGTAAATGTATGGATTGTGTTGCCGCCAGACTGAGTGATTGTTCCGCCAGTAAACTTAGGTGTGCCAGCATAAGAAACAATAACTACACCAGAACCACCAGCTCCACCGTTAGCGGTATCACCACCACCTCCACCACCGCCACCACCTAGGTTAGTAGTACCAGCAGTACCATTTACATTGGTATATGCACCACCATCACCACCACCACCTGAACCACCAGTTCCAAGGGTTGTACGAGTGCTTTGTTGAGAAGCACCTCCACCTCCACCACCAGCATAAGTCACGGATGTACCTGAAATTGATGAAGCTAATCCTGCGCCACCATTGCCAGATGTTGTACTTGTACCAGCAGAACCTACTGCACCAGCTCCACCGCCACCGCCTGAACCGTATGCAGGGGAAGTAAAGTTATTGCCACCAGCAAAGCCTTGACTAGCAGTAGCTGAACCGCCAGTTCCAGAAAATCCAGTATTACCACCGCAACCACCGCCAGAACCGCCAGCACCACCATTGGGAGAAGTTGCTGTTGCTGCACCAAAAGATCCAAAACCGCCACCAGACGATGCTGTTAATCCAGTTATAGATGAATTTGAGCCAACAGTTCCATTTGCAATTGAAACTCCTCCAGCACCACCAGCACCAACGGTAACTGTATAAGAGCTTCCTGCATTTAGGGTTGTTGTCCCAGTTAATAAACCTCCAGCACCGCCACCACCACCATCGCTAGAACCACCACCGCCACCGCCAGCTATTTGAAGATAATTGACAGATATATTGCCTGCGTTAAACGGCAAATAGAATCCATTAGTACCGTAGCTACCACCATAGGTAATAGGTTGCCATACACCGTAGCTGTTAGCTGTACCGAAGCTGTTTGGTGTTAGTGCCTGACCGTCAATGAAGTTTATTTCAGCTAAATAACCATCAAAATTTTCTTGTGGAGTTACATCTGAATACGCACCTATTCTCTGCTTATTTATTGTGTTAACTGCTGTTGTTGCGTTTTGAGTTATTGGACCCGTTGAGTATGAAAGTGTTTGTTGAACACCATTTACAAAAAGTTTTGTTCTTTCTGCCGCTGTTGCGTTGGTTGTGTCCATAACAACTACAACATGATACCAAGCCGCTGGGTCACGATAAACCGCAGATGTTGAGGCGCTTAAATTAGCTACTCCGCCAGATGAAGCGTTGTAAATAAAGAAAACATTTGATACATATCCAAATGCAAATCTAATCGTTGCACCTGAATTACTAGCATCAAAAATATCTTGTTGGGCTGTTGATATATCTCCTAATTTTATCCAAGAAGACCAAGTAAATTTTTGATTGTTACTTGCTGTTGTTGGGGTGCGTAATAAATTAGCATTAGCACTTGAACGGAAACGCAATGAGTTGTTAACCAACTTCAATGGTGTTAAATATCCGCTTGAATTAAATGTGTGGATTACATTGCCACCAGAGATTGTGACTGTACCGCCAGCCATAAGCTGAGTAGCACCAGCGTAAGAGATGATTACGATGCCTGAGCCACCTGCTCCGCCTGTCAAACCAAATACACCACCGCCTGAACCACCGCCACCGCCACCAGTATTTGCTGTTCCCGCAGTACCACCAACACCTGAACCGCCTCCAGCACCACCGCCACCTACTCCACCAGCTCCAGCAGTTCCATCACTACCAGCTCCGCCACCACCAGCATAAGTAACTGAAGAGCCAGAAATTGATGAGGCTGTTCCTGCTCCACCGTTAGGTGGATTTGCATTTGAACCTGCAGAGCTTGCACCACCACCACTACCGCCTCTAGGTGGTGCTGAATTAGACCCATCTCCACCATTATTTCCCTGTGATGGGCTGGTGCTAGGTGTATTACCTGTTCCACCTGTTCCAGCAGTAGGAGTGTTATATCCGCCACCACCGCCTGAACCGCCACTACCCCCATTACCATTAAAAGCATAAACACCAAAACCACCACCATTTGATGTAATGGAAAAGAAAGAAGAATTTGAACCAGTTGTACCATTATTTGAATCTGCACCGCCATTACCGCCAGCACCTACTGTTACTAAATAAATGGAGTTGGTATCTAAAACCAAATTAGATGCAGTTCTAAATCCACCTGCACCACCACCGCCAGCAACAGGAAACCCACCACCACCGCCACCGCCAGCCACTACTAATGTACTTGCTGTCAATGAAGACAATGGGGAAAGAGTTCCAGAAGTCTGGAATGTATGAATTGTGTTTGAACCGCTAACTGTGACGATACCGCCACCAAATTGTTGTGGAGATGGGTAGGAGATAATCACTACACCTGAGCCACCTTTACCGCCAACATATCCACCTCCGCTTGTCCAACCACCACCGCCACCGCCACCAGTATTAGCAGTGCCAGGATTTCCATTGGTTGATGAGCCATTACCACCACCGCCTGAACCACCTGTTCCTGGAGTTCCCGTTGCGGTTGGCAATCCACCAGCGCCACCACCACCACCGCCTGCATAGGTAACAGAAGAACCAGTTATAGATGATGCTGTTCCAGCACCGCCATTTCCGTTTCCTTCGTTTCCTCCATTATTACCAACAGCACCAGCACCGCCACCGCCAGAGCCTATGTATGGCGCATTATCACCTGTAGTACCGCCACCATTATTTCCTTGCCCACTTGTAGCAGTTCCGCCAGTATGTGCGCCATTACCGCCATTGCCGCCACCACCTGAACCACCATTTGCGCCATTACCACCAGTACCAGCAATATTTGATGCTCCATAACCACCACCAACAGATGCGGTTAATATGTCAAATTGCGAATTTGAACCATTCGTTCCGTTAGCAGCGTTAGAAATTGACCCAGTACCACCAGCACCTATAATGACGGTATATGAAAGCGTTGGGTTAAGTGATACTGTACCGCTTAATAATCCACCAGCACCTCCGCCTCCACCGCCTAAAGTACCGCCTCCACCTCCACCAGCTACTTGAAGGTAACTTGCAGAAACGGCTGCTGCGCCTGTAGTCCAACCAAAGGCTGCTAGGGCTGCTGCACCAATTTTAGATAAACGTGGCATCTATAAACCTTTAAGCGAATTTTGTTTGGGCAGCAAGGACTGTGAATGCTGCACTTCCTGTTTTAATCAAAACGTAGGTGTAACTGTCTATTGAGCTTGCGTTTCCACTAGTAGGGGCTGTTCCGCCTTGATATTTAGGAGTTACGGAAGAGCCATCTACTTGGACTGCGGAGTTGTAATAGGCTGTAGAGCCTTGAGTAACCAAGAAGGTAACAGACAAAGACTCGCCTGTAGCCATGATGGTATTTAGAGATGTACCGCTTGACCCACGGAAGTTTACTGTCCAGTTTGCTGACGCATTAGATGTGTAGTACAGGACTGACTGAGTAGTTACATCGTAGTTAATTGTGCCTGTTGCAGCAATTGCAGAAATAGTGGCAGCCTCAAGGATATTCGAAGTCTTTAAGTCAGCATTAGATGAAGTACCAGCAAAAGTCTGTAGGGCTGTAAAGGTTGTGGCTGTGCCAGGCGCTACATAGTCTGTACCAACGGTAGCCGTAGTAATTGGGCTTGTTCCTGCGCCTTTTAACAAAGCACCAGAAGAGAAAGTAGAAGCGCCAGTACCACCATCGGCTACGGCTAAGTCTGTACCTAATGTTAGAGAGCTTAGATAAGTTGTTGCATCGACAACGTTTGTACCGTTATTGAAAACAAACATAGACTTACCAGCAGGAACGGCAATTCCAGTACCAGATGAGTTCTTAACTGTAATGGCGTCAGCGCATCCGTTATTAATTAAGTAGAGCTTTTCAATGGCTGGAACGATTAAGTTCTGCGCCCCGCCAGATGTACCTGTTAGGTTTAAACGCAGATTACGGGCTGTTTGAGTAGCGTTTGTATCCGTTAGAGTAAGGGTAACTGTAGCACTGGCAAAGGTGACATCCGCAGAGCCTGTAATGGCTTCTTCTAGGGCTGTTCCCAAATTAGTGTTAGTCGTGGAACCCCAAGTACCAGATTGGTCTCCAGTACCTATTAATTCAATTTTTAGTGGTGAATAGGTCGATGCCATATTTTATCCTTTATGCTGCTATATCTACCCAATTAGGGCTTTGTGTGTCAATAATATCACTCCAGACGGGTGTTTGCGAGTCATTTATGTCAGCCCAATTTGCCGTTTGGTTATCATCAATTTGGCTCCAAATTAAGACTGTACCAATCTGACCTGTTGCGCTAACACCCGTTACCCCTACATCTGCTCCAGCTACTACGCTAATTGTTCCAATGCTGCCTGTTAACAAGAAACCAGTAACACTAACATTTTGCTCTGTACTTGCTGATATTTGACCGATAAATCCAGTACCAGCAACTCCAGTTACATCTACGGAAGCACTACCTGTATTGGTTACACTTCCTACAAATCCTGTAGCAGAAACGCCCGTTACAGAAACGCCAGTACCTTCTTGTACGGTTACGCTTCCTACGCTTCCTGTAGCACTTAGTCCAGAAACAGGGGCATTTGCAGCCGCTTCTACGCTTATTGAACCTACTGCTACTGTTCCCGCAACGCCTGTAATGGTAAATATTGCAGTACCTGTTACAGACGGACTTCCAATACTTCCTGTGGCGCTAACCCCTGTAACACTGACAGCGGTTATTGTTGCTACGGTGACAGATCCTACACTTGCAGTACTAGTTACCCCAGTCAAACTGACCGTTGCATCACCCGTTGTAGTGACGGAATTTACAAATCCCGTTGCACTTAAACCTGTTACAGGTACCGAACTACCAGCCTCAGCAGTTACTGCACCTACATTTCCTGTCCCGCTAACACCAGTTACATTAAAGCTAGTGTTTGACGGTACTGTTACTGAGCCAATCTGTGTTGTACCTGTTACACCAGCACTGCCTTGACCCCAAGAGCTTAAACCCCAACCACCATAACCCCAACCACCTAATACAACCTCTACATTAGTAGAAATATCAGTAGAACCTAAGTCCGAAAAGGGCGCAGCCGAAAACGGAGAAAAGCCAAACATTTAAAGCACCACTTAACGGATGCCCGAAGGCACCGTCATTATCACTCCACTTGATACAGATTCTAATAGATTGCGTGGAATAGTCATTTTTTACTCGTACATTATGTTAATTGAACCAGCATCAAAAGTATTTGTGCCGCCAACAGTTGTTATGCGAATTCTGTCTAAAGTTCCTGATAGCGTTAAATTACCACCACCCATAAGTGTTGCAGTAGCATCAGTAAACCCACCAATAGTTGAGGACACCCAAGCATTGCCTGTAATATTTGTCAAAACCATGTGTCCAGTTCGTGCATTTGTGGCAGAAATACCAGCTATTACAAAACCTGTTGTGGAAGTTGATACACCTGATGTACCGCCTGAAGCTAAAAAAGACGCACTACTCAAATAACCAGTAGTAGTTACAGAACCTGAACCAATTTGTACTTGAGGTGGGCTTGTTCCGTTTGTGCTTACGCCATCAAACATTACAGTCACACGCTTAACCCAGCTAGGTATGCTAGTGAAATCAATGCTTGTACCACTTGTAGATGCTACCGCAGTTCCATTAGTCAAAACACCTGTACCTGTTGGAGTTCCACTAAATACAGGACTTGCTAATCCAGCCGATGTTAGATTTGGTGAATCTCCACTTATTGTAATTGCCATAATTAAGCCTCTTAAGTAACTGTTACTTCAGCAGGTGCGGCTAATGCTTCAGCTTCTTGTGCGGCTACTGCGGCATCATAAATAGCTTGTTCTTCTGCTGTGTATTCAACTTGAGTAGTTGTGCCAGTTGCTAAATCTACTACGATTCTGTGTGTCATGATTTATCCTTCGTATTGAATATTGATTGAACCAGCATCAAAAGTGTTTGTTCCACCAACAGTTGTTATGCGAACACGGTCTAAAGCACCTGATAACGCAGAACTATTACCTGCTGAATCCCATCCATAACTTGATACTGAAGTAAATGCTAAATACCCATCTTCAATCCAAGTATTTGAATCAATTAAATTTAAAGATATTTTTCCTGAATAAACATAAGTTGCTACTTGGCTTGCCGTTAAAACAAACCCTGATGTTATAACTCCTGAAAAGGAAGCACTACCGCTTGCTTGACTTGAATAACCAGTAGTAGTTACAGAACCTGAACCAATTTGTATTTGAATATTGCTTGTGCCATTAGTGGAAACACCATTAAACATTACAGTAATACGCTTAACCCAAGAAGGTATGCTAGTAAAGTCAATGCTTGTTCCACTTGTAGATGCAACGGCAGTTCCACTTACTAATTGACCATAAGCACCAGTAGAAGCTACTGTAAATTTAGTAGTGCCACCAGTTTGTAACTCTAATATCCCTGAGTTATCAGCACTTGATATAAGACCGCTAGAAGTAGGAGTTGCGTTTATTGTAGATGCCATTATGCCCATGTTCCTATACTTGTATTAGCCCCTGATGCCCCTAATGGGGATAATTTAAAGTAGCTTCCGATGGCAGTTGTATATGGTCCAACTGATACACTTGTTGTGTATTGAGGAATAAATGTCCCACTAGCATTAACAGAAACAGTACCTTTAATTAAAATTAATTTAAAAACTGCTGCTGAAGATGCTGCGGCTATTGTAGTTGCGCTTGCAGTTTGTAAAAATCCACCATATATGGCTCCATTGGTTGTGTCGTTAAACGAAGTAATACTTGATTGGGTTTGATAATATTCATAAGCAATATTGTTTAATGTAGCTGTCCCACCAAAGCCTAATTGCAAGTTATGTGAAGATGCTGTAGCTGTTTTTGATATTGCTATTACTGCTTCAAATTCATAAATAGTAGAACCACTTAAAGTTACACCCACTCCAAAAAATGATTGGGCTGATGTTGTTGCAGTACCTACATAAGCAGTATTTAAACGGTAAATTAGTTCGGCAGGTATTAATCCAAAGCTCGATGAAGATACGGCAATATTTCCAGTAATTGCAGGAAGTGTCTGTGTAAAGTTACTAGCTGTAGTAGGCTCGTTGATAGTGACTGAACCACCACCTGTAGAATTAAGAACAATACTCATAGGATTACCCAACGGCTGCCCGAAGGCACAGTTATCGTTACTCCGCCTGAAAGTGTGACAGGTCCTACCGCACTAGCAGAATATCCAGACGGAATAGAGAATGTAGTCCCTACAGTCATGTTATTCATTATTAAACCGTTAGATGCAGCAAACTGGGCTTCAAAAGCTGTATCCGTTTCATCGCCATAAACTGCTTTCTCAGCGGGGTAGGTTACAAAGACATCTTTAGTTCCAGCGGAAAAATTAACCAATGAACCTGAATTAGATGATGCTAAAACGGTGTTTCTAGCTAAAGTTGTGCCAGAGCTTGTATAAGTTCCAATACCTACTTCCCACTCAGCGACAGTCTGTCCTGCAATAGTGTAATAGGTTGTATTGCCGTCTCCAATTACAGAAAAGGATTGGAAGCCTGTACTAGCACCTGCTAAAGTAATCGTCCCCGTACCAGTAGTGGTAGTGGTTTCTTTTACTCTATCTTTAACAACAAGAGCCATTTTTAGTCTCTTATGCTATGCGGATAATAGCGTTACTTGCATCTGCCGTTGGGAACACAATTGTAAACGTACCAGCGGTAGATGTCTTAGCACCGCCAAAGTCGAGTACACAAACGGTAGGATTAGTTAAACCCAAACCAGAAGTTGGAGTGGTGTTATAAATTAATGCACCGTAAGCTGTGATAGTTGCTGATGTAAATGACAAGTCAGCAAAGTCTGTAAACGCTGTAGTGCTTGAAGTTGTCGGAGTTACATTAGTCAGCGTACCACCGCCAGCAGAGTATGTACCAGAAGCCGTTACTTCGTTAGTCGCTGTATATGCAGTCGTAGCAGCAGTAAATGATGCTGAGTTGTCATACATAGCTAACTTGAAAGTATCGCCAGTTGATAATGTAAAATCGTGCGCAGCTTGCAGAATCTGCTGTTTAAAGCTGGTACACATAAAGTTACCTGTAAAAGCCATTTTGGACTCCTATTCGTCTAAAAGTTTAATTAATTCAGGATGACCAGCTTCCCTTAGCTTGTGGGCTAGTGTTACACGATCAAATTTTACTGCCTCATTCATGTAAAAAACCAACACACCACGAATATGATTGCGAAAAGCATTTGCCTGTTCACGAACCAAAGGATGGGATTGGTCTCCTACTTGAATGATTTTATCTAATGCCCGTTCAGCTACCTCTTCTGGAGTAAAGCCCCCGTGGTCTTTAGTAAAGACTTGGATTCCACTAGATTCGCCTAAACCTTGTACGCTAATCATTTTACTGGATACCTCACTTGACCGCTACGATAAGAGTCTTGGCGGTCTTTAGCGTCACCCAACTGTTTGAGTTCTGCCATAGCTCTGCCATAACGCTCTTTGTATACATTAACAACATCGGCATCGGACTTCATAAAGTTAGCCGCCTCTAACAGCGCACCATATAGCAACGCAGAATCAAAGTTATCTCCAAGCCAGCTTGTGCCAGCCGTAACAATTGATTGCGGATAGTAGAAATAGTGCAATTCTGTAGCGTAATTAGCGTTTGGAGTAGGTCCAAGGATGAACGAATTATTGTCAAAAACAGCGTAATACTCTGGTTTTGCATAAAAAGCAGCATCAGTATCTGGGTAAGACTCACGAATAAAGTTCACATCTTTGTTTAAAAGGTAGTGGTATTCATTAGATGTGTTAATTACTGCAAGGCTAAATGTGGCTAACCAATCAGACGGTGTCTGAAGATATTTATTGCCAGATGTCATAGAGCCTGTAACGTTCTTACGGAACGCTGGCATTTGCACTGTATTAAAGATGCTTTGTTCTGCAAGCTGTACAAATCTAGCAATCTGCTCAGCAGACGTAAACGAGCCTACAGTTGCTGGGAAATCATTCTCAGCAAAGCCTTTAATTGCAGCGGTTAATTGCGTATAATTCATTACGCCATTGGTCCTCTAGAGGTAAAACCTTTAGTAGCTGCGCCAGAACCACGTTGCTTCATACCATTAGTTTTGATGTTGTCAGCCGCTGGGTTACCAGCGCTAACACGTTTTGCTGGACCTTGTGGCACTGTGCTATTAGCAGACAGTGTATTTGGATCAACTAATTTTGCTGTGCTTGATTTCATTGGTTTACCATCCATAGTGTGTGGCTCGGCATAGACCTTGGCATCGCCAATTTCTTTACCCATAACTTTTTTAGAGAATTTAGCCATTATCTGCCTCTGCCAGCTTTTTTCTGGTTTGCTACACGAGCTAGGTTACGACCCATTTTCTTCATATCCATAGAGCTAACGCCCATTTTCTTGGTTTTGCCCTTTATTGCAGCAACTGTTGGTCCACTATTACCTAAGTTTTTACCTTCAGTTTTGCCCTTTTTGGCTACGCCATCTGCATCATGTTTAAACATTTTATACTCCTAAGTTGTTGTTACTGTTACGCTACCTACTTGACCCTCTGGTGCCAGATTGTTTGGAGTAAGTCCATCATTAGTAGACCCTCCTACAGGATTCCAGCCCCACTGAAATATTCTACTACCACCACTTGGATACCCTACTCCATCTTCGGTTGTATCGTTTGTTCCGTTAATCTGTAAACCGCTACCACCTGATACTGTATAACTGACATCTGGTCGTGGTTCCCGTACAGCTTGTGGGTCATCTACTGGATACATTCCTAACTGTAACTGTGGCTGATCTGGCTCCCAACATTCAGGACACACTTTAATGTTTACTTGCGTGGTCTTAATTGTTAGTTTTCTAAGCTCTTTTAACTTAAATCTCTGTCCACATCGGTCACATTCGGCAATTGAATGCTTGCCACTACTATATTTATTAGGCATAGAAGGTCGCCCTAGGAACGAACCTAGAAGCAGCTTTCTCTCTGTCCTCTGTAGAAGCCATCAACCATTGTTCTTCGTATTCACTTTTTAAAAATTGCATTCTTGGTAACGCATCTGGTAACTTCTGCGACAAATAAAACGCTAATCCCGCCACCATACAAGGCAATAGACGGAAAGGAATATCTGGTTCTACCGTGCCATTAGTGCCAGCGTCTTGAACTCTACGTAGTCTCCAATAGACAAAAGTATACGGACCACCACCTGCGTCTGGTGTTAACCAGAGATTAACAGCAGGTAAGTTTTGAACTGTAATAGCCGCAGCAGAAGTGTGTGCCGCAGCAGTCGTGCCGTTCTGCCCACGGTTTACATTAATTAGATTGTTATCCGTTACATTGGAGTAACTAATGGTTTCGTTGTCAATCTTAATAAAACCTGTAGTTGGTAGGTAACTAGCGTTAGAAACTGGAATAGTTGTAGCTGTTGAAGTAATTGTACTGGCTAGGGTTGCTAAAGACGTATTAGTCTGACCAGACTGGCGGTTAAACCACATCTGAATAGGACGACCTTCTGCCAATTTATTGGGGATTGTTGCCCAAGTAGACTCTGAAATACGAGTAATATTAATATCAGTCTGATTACTTTGCACACCATTATTTTGACGAATAACAGCATCTAAGATGTCGATGGTATCCACAGGCATTGGGTATAAACCTTGTCCTGTAGTTAAAAGAATCTGACCTTGTTCAATAGTCCATAGATTAATACCACGATTAGCCCACTCTACAGTCAATAGATTTAAAGACCTACGTGCAGTACGCATATCGTAACCAGTACGCAACTCTATACCACAACGCTCAAAAGCCTCTTCAATAAGGTTAT